CGTTGCAAAGCAGTAGCGTCGCCAGATAAAGCAAAGTCTTCAAGCGCCATATCTGTATCTTGGGCAGCTAGTTTACCTTGCAGAGTCTTAGCAAGCTGAGCCGTTTGCTTGTATTGGAGTTGCTCAGCTTCAGCAGCAGAGTCAGGTCTGACATTCATCTGCCCATTCTCAAACGAATAACCCATACGCTGAAGTTCTTGGTTACGAACTTCAGCAGCAAGGCGAGAGTCTTCTCTGGCTTGCTTAATAGAAGCGCCTTTAACATAAGCGTCAGAAAATGCCATTATAAGCCCCCTGCGGCCAAACCTAAAATATCGTTAATAGTGCCTGTATTCTGACCAGACAGCTGTGTTCTAACTGCCAGGTTTGTATTAGCCATATTTGTAGCTGCACCAACACCGGTGGCATAGGCATTGTTAATATTACCTAACATAGCTTGACCTTGTCCCAAACCTAAACCAAGGAAAGCCATTTTCTCTTGGTTTGCTGCATTATCAGCATTAGTTCTGATAGCTGCGCGAGCTGTAGCATTTTGGAAACCTAAGTTTCTATCTGCTGCGATTGCTGTACCACTATCAGGACTAATGCCGCGCTTGATAAAATCAGCATCAAGTTCGCGTTTCAAAGTTTGGTATTCTCTTTGCTGGTTCTCAAGACCCAAAGCGGCAAGTGAAGAACCATCCAAATTTTTGTAGTAGTTACCGAGGTTCTCTTGGATGTCGCCATAAATGTCTTTCCAATCTTGATACTGCTCACGTTGGAAAGCAATTTGCTCTTTGGTCATAGCATAAGAACGATCAGAATTAAGCTGAGCGTTCTTACCTGCTTGCTCCTGACCTTCGAAGTCAGTCAAGCCAATAGCGTCTGTAATATTGCTAAGAAAGCCCATACTATAATTCCTTTGTATAACGTGTATATTTCACGGTTGCGCCATACTTTTCTAAGATAGAAGAAATGTTAGGGTTAGTAGCGTCGCATTCCCAGGAAGTATAACCACGTTCCTTAATGAAGTCAAACGAAAAATCGATCAATTTTTTCGTCCATTCATTATTTTTTATTATAACATAAATTCCGGAAAAGTAAAAAACATTTTTTGCGCTTGCCCAGCCAGTAACAAAACCTATTAAAATGTCATTATCGTATAGACCAATTGCCAAGAAGTCTGGTTGCGTTGTTAAAGGGTTCATCAACAAATGAACAGCCTGAACTGCATTTAGACTAGGGTCAATCTCCTTATACATCTCGACATTTAAGTCAATAAGCTGTACAATGTACTCATTAGATACAGGTTTTATCTCCATTACACTGCCTCCAAAGCTTTTATCTTGTCTTCTAAAGTTTTAATACGCTTAGCATGATCCATAAGTAAGTTTCTTAATAACTCAGAAGTCTCCACTAGTTTATAAGTAGGTTGACCTTGTGCATCCGTACTTACTTGCAGAGAGTACAGTTTAAGAATGTCTTGATGGAATAAAAAGTTAGCGGCCATTTTGTCTTCCTAGCACGTTATAAGCATATTCCCTAAAAGTACCTTTGCCTTTAATACTAATGCTAATTGTATATGCTTGTTGCAATTCAGCAGGGATTTTAATGATATTCTCAATCAAAGGCAAGTTAAGAACTACAGGTTTGTCATCCAAAAATACACTAACTTCGAACTCGCCATCGTAACTTAAGTATACCTCATTATACTTCTTAAGATGAGATACGCTGCCATCACTAAACTTAGGAGACAGATAGTATAGCTGCAAATCTTCGTCGCTAGCAAACAGTTTCACTAGTTTATCTTCAATGTTAGAATACAAGGTATCGTCAAAATTGCCAATATCTTCTAAGATATTACCTAGGAAGTACTGTCTGAAAACTAAACCAAACCGTAAATCCATAGCTATAATAGAGCCATCTGTGCGCAAAACCCAATAAGTTTCATCGTACACAGCAGTGTTTCTAACTAGCAGGCTAATCTTACCTAGCTTCTCCTTAGATAGAACTAATGGTGCGCCATTCTGCCAAGTGCAAAACCCGTCGTTAGAAACCCACACCGGAAAGTTTTTAACAAGCTTACAGCTCTTATGGCTTCTGCAACCCTGCTCAGAAGTGATAGGTGTAATAGTAAAATCTGCAGCAGAAGTGCCGGTTAAAATCTTACCTTTGCTGCTAGAAAAGATAAGCATACCTCCTGAAATTGGCAGTATTCCAGTAATCTGGAAGCCAAATTCCAAGAAATTAAGCGCAGGCCAGTAGTTAGCATTACCTGCTTGTGAGAAATATAATTTCGATCCTAGCGCAGCAAAGAACACTCCGTATGCCTCTGTCAAGAACTGAAGACCTGTCAAAGGAGGCTGGTTATTGTAAGTGTCTAGAATACGAGTTAAATCGGTATTCTGTGTATAGTCATAAGTTGACACCGTATTAGCTGGAATTTCTTTAACTAATGCAGGAGTTGTCAAGCCTTCAGACAAACGGTATAACCGTATAATATCTACTTGAGGATCTGAAGAAGGAGTAAAGTTATACAGCTTAACCTTCTTGGACAAAGGCCAATCATATTCGTCAGTTAAATCTGCAGGAGCGCTTTCTGTGCCATCTGAAGAGTTGTAATAAGTGTATGTCCATTGGGACACCATTTTATCTGTTGTAATAACATCTGTGATAGTTGCACCTAGTGCTTGACCTCTATCACCAATCTCTACTCCATTAGACGTGGCAATAAGCTTGTAGTTACCTCCATCCAGTTTTCCTAGTTTAAATGTATTGTAGGTAGATAGCAAAAATTGTACCGCTGAAGCTGCACCTACAGTTTCTGTATGGTCGAACGTAGCAATAAGTTTGTTACCATTGTATACAAACAGTCTGTAGCTATATGTGCCTGCGGACAAACCTCCGCCAATCTCATTGATGCTAGTGACAAAATCAGACTGAACAAAGTCCTCAAATGTTACAACTAGACCTAGGATTTGCGATTGATTGGCATTAAAGATAGGATCACCATCTCCGTCCACAGCTAGTGTAGGAATAGGATAGTCTAAACCTAGTCTAGATGTAGTACCACCAACAACTTTAGAGGCTGTTCCGGCAGGCTCAGTCCAATATAGGTTTCTGTTATACTCTACGTAGTCCCGCTCATTATCGGACTGGTATACAGTATCTGCAAAGATATAGAAGAAACCTTTTGCTTCCCGACCATCATCCAATGGAGCCTTAGCTGATACCAATGCGCCAGAGGTATCGTCTACGTTAGAAACTTCTAAGCCCTCACTGATGTTAACCAGTGAAGGATCCAAACGCTTATTAAGACCTCCATTGAATAAATTAACCTGCATCTTTAGGGAATCTTCCTTTTACTGACATACAAGTCATAGCAATAGATTTGAGCTTAGCAGGAATACCGAATTCACCTTCCGTCGCTAGCCATTTCATAATTTCGTCAAGCTGATCTGTTACAGGCGGATACGCTAACTGACGCTTTTCTTTATACGTCAAAGCAGGTAGATTGCTAAAATCAACGTCTTCAGGCTTCAGACCTAGTACAGCAATTTCAATAGAACGACCTGAGCCATCTGGCGCTTCTACAATGGTACCGCGGAAATCATCTACATACTTCCAACCGTCTTTACCATCATATACTACTGCTTTATTTTCTAGCTTTGCTGGAGCCTCTGTGAAAGTAGCATCCATAGGCAATAGGAACTCACCCTCTGTTCTAGGGTTAGCAAATGCTCGGTTCGAGTGAGTAAACTCTAGGGTATAAGGATGATAGTTATAAACCAGTGGGTGTTCCATAATTACCTCTTAGTATTTGACACATGGCAGCAAAGCCATGTTAATAGGACGAGTTTCACCAATGTTGGTTGCAGTAAGATCTGCTCTATAAGAGTTTGTAGTCCCACCATAGTTAGGATTTACTCCTTGTTTTGGCGCGAACACGTTCATGCTCAAATAACCGTATGCAAAAGGTGTTCTAACCTCTGTAAAATCTTCCATACCGGCGGAACCGACCCTAGAGTTCTGCATAGAGCCTAGCGTACGACCAACGTCGATACCTCGACCACCATCCAAACCGCGAATAAAGATACCTCGCAAATCCATAATACGGAAGGTAGTTACTCCGTCACCGGCGCCAAATGTTTCACCAATTTTAGCGAACAGCTCAGGGAATGTTGCTCTAACTAGTAGAGAACCATCACCAGCTAGGAAACCTGTAGGAGGTGTATCAAATGGGAAGTATACAACTGAGCCAACAGGAAGCAAAGCGTCAAGACCAGTAAGGTTACTACCATCCAAAGCTGGCAGTTTACCGTCAGCTAGGACTTGAACTAGGTTGTTAACTGCTGTGCCTACTGTCCGCAAAGCAGCATCACCTAGTCCAAGAGCAGTTCTGGCTCCAGATACGGTAGCTGCACCTGTACCACCTTTTTCAATAGGCACAACAGACTCATTACCAATACCGTAGATCAAATTGCCATTTACAGAGTCAATAACGCAAACAAGCAAAGACCCGTAATACATCTCCAAAGTATCACCAACAACCTTAAACCACAGCGAATAAGGCAAAGTCAAGTCTGAAGCACTGTAAGGCTGACGAGGAACGTAAGTATCTCCTTCAACTGTAACTAAGTCAAAGTCGTCATTGCGCATCATGATATTTGCGAAAGGTAACTCTCGCAGAATAGCGTTAAGATAAAATCTGAATTTAGGTGTAGCCATTACGGAATAAACTCCTCACCTTTAAGGACAAACAACTCAGTATCGACACCAAGAGTAATGACAACGCCATCCTCAATAACAGTATCTTCAAGCATAACATAGTTAAGATTGTCTCCAAGAGTTTCGTCTTGAGTAACACGCTTAACAAATGGTTGGAAGGCAGACAATTGGTTAGAACCATTAGCTAACCAAGCAGCTAGATCATCGATATTAACCTGTAAGGCTTGCAGTAAAGCTACAACTTCAATAGCTCCCATTAGCAAGTCACGGTTTTCATTCATTAACGCATACTGAGAGTCCATTTCAGCAATACGCTCAGCCAGTGACACAGTAGCATCATAAGGCATATTCATAGCGTTAATTTTAGTTACTTCAACTTGTTGGTTGCCGCGGGTCTGCATAACAGTACCTACGCCAAACAACATATCTTCTAAAGCAATTAGGTTCTTCTGGACAGTAACTTTAATCATGGTTTACCCCATTGGCCTATAGTTAGTGTTTCTAGGCGTTCTAACGAAGTTCTTAGACTTCTCAATGTTATACTCTTCAATCAAAACATTGTACATAGACATCTCTTCAGCTGCTACAGCTCTGTTTTGAGTATCTGTATTGTCTCTCAAAGCTCGTGCAGCTACATAATGCTGCAGCGGAGACAAGCAAATGTCATCAATTTCTAGAACGTCATCAATATCAGCAACTTTATAGTGCCGACGAATGTAATATACTTTAGCCAATGCTTCTTGCGGAATACCACTGATGTCTCCATAATGATCGAACATTTGAGGAAGGATGTCGCTATAGCTAATGTCGGTTACAATACCAAATAAGCTGTTATATTCGATATTGTTGTTTATAGCATTCTTTACGATTGGATAGGTGCGTACTACACCTCTAGGTTGCTTGTCATACACTAAGGCTTTAAGCTTATCGCCTTCTTCTGTTTGCCATCTGGAGCCAAATTTGGCATACATTTCATCAATAGACATGAATGGAACAGGTTCATCTAGGTATTCAACTCGAACAATCTTAGTAGCAATTTCAGATAAGTCTATCTCTACTACTGTATTTGTGAGGACTACAATGACATTTTCAACAAAAATAGTGGTCCGCATAGCAATATCTAGCAGTCCGTCGTTCAAAATAGCAAGCAATCTCTCATCAGTCCAGCGTTGTTTAGCTGTATCTGATAAAGTATATCGCGCGTTTTTGAGTACTTCTTTTGCTAACATAGCTATCCTTTTACAGAGTAAGGGAGAGGTGGTAAGGTATCACCTCTCCCTAGCTGCGGGCCCGTAAACTTTAGGCTGATGTAGAGTAGTTCATCAGATCGCCGACACCGAGTGTGTACTCGATAAATTCAACGATAAAGACGAAACGACCTGCTGTAGGATCAGCACTAAACTTAGCCGTAACTGTTTTACCTGTACCTGTCAAAAGGTTCAAGTTTTTAACAGTGCCAGTAGTAACGGTTTCAGCATTACCTGTCAAAGTGATAGACGTTGCATATGGTGCTTGAACAACACCAGTATTATCAATGTCGGCATCATTGATGAATTCGTTACCACCGTCAAAACCAAAGTCTACAGTCAGGTTAGTCTGACCAGCTACTTCAGTTACAACCCAAGCATCAGTAATCAGTGCGCGTTCTGGGAGATTAAACAACTTGTGCAAATCTGTATTAGCTACCATATCATGCGTAACTACTGCAGAAGCGACAGAAATTGTTTTCTTCTCACAAAAATCGCTTTTACGTGTAATATCGACCATTGTGGCCTCCTAGTTAGAGATTGAAAATTAGGTCTGAGCCAGGACTTTAATCCTGGCTCAGCTCAATTTAGCCCGCTGCGTCAGTTTCACAGTCGATTGCAATTACACCGAAGTCGAAACCTGCGACTTTAGCTGCTTTGTAATCTTCCATTTCGCTCAGCAGAGTTGTTTTCTGAGTGTTCATCCAGAATTCAACTGCAGACTCAGACTTGATGCCAAAGTCTTGCGACTCTTGGAATTTATAGTCTGGCATCTTACCAAAGGCAATTTGCAGAGCATTTTGACCCATGATGAGAGCACGAGACTTAATAGCCAGGGCTGGGTTGTAGTCAACCTGACCAGTCCAGCGACCATTGGAGTCCCGACGACGCAAACCGGCAATCTCAACTTCAGATTTTTCCATACTAAACCCTGTAGTAGAGTTAGTATCAGTATAACCGAAGAACAGAGCAGCTTCAACAACCAGCAAAGAACCGATTTTGCCGATAATGCCTTTGAACGCGCGGTTGTCGTTACCGCGGACGTCAGCATTATACACCAGGGATTGGTATTTTGCAGATTTTTTCAGCTTTGTAGCCATGAAAGAGTCAACAACCATAATCCAGTATGGTGTGCCGTCAGCTGTGCGGTAAGGATAGAGAGGAGTCCGTGGCAAAGCAGCACCAGTTGTGAAGCCGGTAGATGTTTTGACAAAGTTCTCAATATCAATCAGCGTATCAGAGTCAAAGGTAGAACCAATGTCAATGATATGCGATGGAGCTTGACCGTTTGCACCTTGCGCCGCGTCAAACAGAGCCTGATCTTTAAAGCGAGTAAAGAGGTCAGACAGTTTTGTACGCGAGTCAGAGTGCTGAGAAAGGCTCAGGTCACCAATATCAACAGCATCGAACTCATCACCGTTGTCTACGACAAGGCGGTAACGATCGACAGTGATTTTGTCACTGAACTTTTTCTTTTGTTCACCTTTACCATAGGCAGTGTCCTTGCCTTTGATAGCGCGACCAGAAAGGTTACCATCATAGTCAAAGACTACTGTGTGACCTTCAGCTGCGTTGGTGTTGTTTACCTGTACTACTACAGAATCACCGGTCATGCCCGTATAAGCGTCCCAGAAAGATTTCGACCGCGCTTGGATCAAACCTTCTCGCATCCACTTTTTACGAACAAGATCGCTGTTCATCTCAACATAAGCCATTTTGCTTTTCCTTTATGTTAATAAACTTCGTTTTTGTACGTCGTAATAGAGTCTTCGATTGTTGCATTTCTATCTGGTGAAGAACCGCCGCCAAACTTGCCCATGTTAGGACGCTTAGGGTTAGGTTCCTGCTTGACAACTTTACCGGTAGTAACGAAGTCATAGCATTCTTGCAAAAATGCTTCAAACGAGATTGCGCCAGTCTCCAACTTCTTCGAAATTCTAGGAGGAATGTCGTTAGCAATAATAGCATCAGTCAGTTCGAAATCAGGGTGAGCTGATTGAAATTCTTGAAGCGTTTGCTTTCTCTGTTCAAGCTCTTCTTTTTCCAGAGTTCCCGCTGAGACCTGCTTTAAATCATTGTCAATCTCTTCAGTTCTCTTAGCTCGAGCCTCGGCTTCATACGTATTCATTCGAGTACGCCAAGCTTCAGGATCGGAGAACTTAAGTTCTTCTAACTCTTCGGCTTGTTCTGTAGTCAGCTCAACCTTAACAGAACTGTTAAGTTTATTCAACAAAGTAGACTTCTCAGCTTCGAGTGCTTTAGTCTTTTGCGTTTCTTTCGTATACGCTGATTGAGTATCTCTGCGACGTTTTTCAGCCGTTGCAGCAAATTTGACCTCTTCTGGCAAATCATCAGGCAATACAAGATTACCTTCTTCATCAACAGTAGCTGCTTTCACGGCTTCGTTGACACGATCAGCAAAAGCAAGGCCATTTTTGGTACCTTGTTCTTCCTGAGTGTCAGCTTTGTTAGCTGGATTACTCATTTTGAACCTCAATTTTTACGATTAAAACAACAATTATTATAATGATACATTAAAAAGGTTTACATTGTACACAAAAAAATGATATAATTGTTTAATAAATTTAATAAGTCTTTATTTTTCAAGGTCTTGGAGCCTACTATGAAGCCAGATGAACGAGTTGTAACCTTCTCAGTTAAGCCTGAGGACAAAGCAGGCCGATCCGAGATCGATAAGCTAAGAAGACACTCAGTTAAAACCGGTATAAGCTTTAGCGTCCTTATGTTAAGAGCTATCAAAATGCTTAATAAGGAGCTTTCAAATGATTAGTGAACAAACTAAAGCAGCAGTGATAGCTAGATTAAAAGTAGGTGAAAACCTAGATAGCTTGGCCGATGAATTTGAAGTTCCTTCTATCATCATTCAGGACTGGGTTAAAGACACTAAGGGCTTAACTCTCATCAAAGCAGAAGCACAAACTTTCGCATTAGAGCAAGTTATGTCCGGTGTGTTAGTTGATGAGGTTGACGAAGAACAACTTAAGAAGAAACTAGAGGAGGCAGCCGAAAGCATCGCAGACGAAATTAAAGGAGCAGTACGATGCCAAGATGTTGCAGTATCTAAATCTCTAGAGCTTTGTGCAAACACCATATCTAAGCTTTATGCTACATTCGTATTAAAGGGCGGACTAATTTCACCTGACGCGGCTAACCCAACGCAGAACTCATTATTCCAAACTCTCCTGAAAGACTAATATGCTTACAATCAATCGAGAACAGTTTCGTAAGATATATGCTGGTTTAGCTATCTTAGAAGATGAAGAGTTATTCTTCTCTAGGCCAGTCGATCAGCACGAATTACTTACGCGTTACTTGCCCAGTAAACTATGGCGCATGAATAACTGCTACAAGATTGTGGATAAGCTAGGTAACAAAATTACCTTCCGTATGAACATGGCTCAGCACCGTGTATACGCAGCTAGCTTACGGCATCCTCGTCTTATCATTCTCAAATCACGTCAGCAAGGTATTTCAACTTTCTGGCTGGTCGCTTTCTTCGATGATGCTATTACTCGCCATAACTACTCTATTGGTCTTATGGCTCAAGGTCAAGATGAAGCTGCAACTCTCCTTGAGCGCACCAAAATCCTGTGGGACGAACTAGATGTTAACCTGAAGACTTACTTAGGGGTTTACACTACCTCAGATAACACCAAGGAATTTGCTCTAAATAATGGGTCGAAGATTTTCGTTCGTACCTCATTCCGTTCCACGACACTGCAGCGTTTGCACATTTCCGAAATGGGTAAAATCGCTAACAAATTCCCCGAGAAGGCAAAAGAAACCAAGACTGGTACATTACAGGCTATTGCTCCTGGTAATATTGTAGCTATTGAGTCCACAGCAGAAGGTGACAACCTCTTTAAAACCGATTACGATAATGCTTCTCAAATTCCTTTTGAAGAGCTAACAGGTAGAGACTTCCTAGCTGTCTTCCTTTCGTGGGTCGAAGATCCAGACTGTGTTGAACCTAGGTATCAAGAACCTAATGCTAAACAGCTCAAATACTTCGCAGACATTGAGAAACTGCTCGGGATTACGCTGACACAGGAACAACGCAATTTCTGGATTACTAAATACCGAGAACTAGGTGATAGCATCTATCAGGAATATCCAACAACTCCTGAGGAAGCTTTCCTAGCTACCAAAACCGGTACATACTATGCTCACCTGTTTATCGAGTTCATTCGCAAGTTCAAACGTGAGATGGACACAACAGTTACACCTCTGTTTGATAAGAACCTTGACGTCCAACTCGCAGTTGACCTTGGTATGAACGACACTAACGTCATTGTAGCTTTCCAAGAGTATATGGATGAGATACGCATTATTGATGAGATATATGATAATGGTCAACAGATTTCGTACTATACCGACATCATCAAAAAGCGTCCCTGGTTTGACAATTTGACGCATCTCATTCTCCCTCATGATGCGGAAGTCAAGGAACTAACTAGTGGTAAGACCCGAGTTGAGGTGTTCCAAGAGGAGCTAAAAGGGGTGGACATTACTGTGCTTCCTCGCCTCGGTTTACTCGACGGCATTGAAGCTGTGCGTAATGCGATTAAGATGATGTGGATCGCGAAGACTTGCTCGTACATTACAAAATGTCTTCTTGGCTACCGTAAAGAATGGGACGAGAAGCTTGAGAAGTTTCGTGACAAACCACTGCACGATGAACATTCCAACGGAGCTGACGCTGTACGGTATATGGTGCTTGGGCTACGCAAAGGCCGATACATACGGGACCTTCGCGGTAACAAGCCTAAAATCAAGAGCGACTCGTTCCAGGTGTAAGTGTTTTATTAAATTTAATAAATACTGTAAAAGTGACACACGTAACTTTGTCCGACGCATGCTGGATTGCGCACCCCTAGGCCGGTCCCTACCCCCCCCGGAATTTACATAAAAGTACTAACAACATTATGTAAACTAGTGTGTTTAACATAGTACATTGTCATAACTAATTAGTAAGTACTAACACATTACGGTAACTCTTCACTATTTACGTAACTAGTAATATAGATATGCGAAAACATACTATCAGATATGCGAAAATAACATTGTACTTAGTAGTATAAACGTATATAATATTCTTATAAGTTAATCACAACATTCACACCAGGTAACAAAAATGTCTTGTAAAACTATTGAACAAATTCACGACTTAGTTTATTCTTCTTATATTGAAAACGAAGAATATACTTTTGAAGAATATGTTGAAACATGTATTGAATTGAACGAAGGTTTCTTTGTAAACGATCAATATGTTTCTCTTGAAGATTTACAAGATTTAAAAGACTCTTTTTAAATCTAAATTACTTTATAATATACTTTATAAACCGATGAGAATTGATCTAGAAGATAGGTCAAATCGCATCGGTTTGTTTTACTTATTAGAATTTGTATAATTTATTATAATTATATAATGTAGTTAATTACAAATTATAATTACTTCAGAAAGTACTAAATATTAGTCTTTACTAACGACATAGGATCGCTGAAACGAACAAAAAAATGTAATTAGACACTTTCTGTAATTATATCAGATTATACACTTACTTCTGCCTCACTAAGTCATTGAAAATAAACAACAATTTGACGCGTTTTCATAATAAACTGTCTAAGTCATTGATTACTTTATTCTTATATTATTTTATATATTCACACAATTCAACATTCATTCTCCCTGAAACAAAATTTCATATATTGCCCAGTTGTTGGAATAATATTACGGTCCAAATTTGATCCGTGGTATCGATGATTTGAATTCCGGGTATGAATGTATTACAACAAAAATACAAAGTCCACGGTGAATCCTCGCGATCGTATGAACGTCAGTAATTTTATTTCACCAATCCGTAACATTATTACCTTAGTTATGTATATTAACCAATCCGTAACAATTTGTGATTGTACTTTTAAAATATTCAATTTTATAGCCGTGCAATAAATACATATTAGTTATGCGAAAATAACACTTCTATAGTTCATAAAAATAATATATAATATTGACCTTCGTGACGGTTTACATAATAGCAACACAATATTACAAATACTAGTATGTTATTGGAATAATATTACGGTCCAAATTTGATCCGTGGTATCGATGATTTGAATTCCGGGTATGACTGTATTACAACAAAATCGTTCAACCCACGGATCAAATTTGGACGACTGGGATATGTTCCTACTTTTATATTATAATGTATATCATTGCTATGCGAAAATTGCATGTCAGCATTGCAAAAATAACAATGTACATTTACAATCGAAAGTATATAATAAATATAATGAATAACACAAACGAAACATTCAACACCAGGTAATACAAATGAATATTGACACTGCGATACGCGAAATTTTAAAAACTGACAATACATTCGAAAATGAATATCAAGTCGGTTGTGAATTCAATGTATATAAATGTTACATTGAAGAGATTACCGAACGCAAGTTGAATGAAAAAATCAAGTTCTTAAAATCTTATGTTAAAGAATATAAGGATATTGAAGATTGTAAATGTCTTGAAAAGCAATTATCTTTCTTTAATAAAGTAAAAGAATTAACAAAATAGTTTACTTTGGGTTATACTTATCTATAATGAGTATAGCTTTGATTAAACTTAAATGAGGATAAGACTATGGAAGACTTAGTAAAGATGTATCATGAGTTTCTTGAAAACTTCGATCAAGACGCGATGATTTTGAATGATCGTCAACTTGAAAAGAAAAGACAATATGAAAAGCACTTAGTGGATTTGTTTGAATTCATTGGACAATTGAATATTGATAGTTCGGAAGACAATGTAATTGATGACGATAGCACTTTCGAAGAAAGAGTATTGGATGGAAAGAAAACATTCAATGGTTGGACTTTGGAAAAGAAACTAAGCTTTTTGAAAGAATATGAAGAAGTAAATTATTAGTTTACTTTGGGTTATACTTATTTATAATGAGTATAGCTTTGATTAAACTAAGGAAGTATGTTATGGCAAAACGATTGGTTAAGAAAACTGCGCTTGGATTTAAAACTATGTACGACGTTTCTTTAATGGAGTATGAAGTTATTCATCCTTACAATGTAAATGCGAATTACTTTACAAACGATAGAGAAGACGCATTGGAAACGATGGAGCAAATGGAGAAGGAATATATGGCCAAAGCTTCAGCATTCATTGCAGGTGCATTATGAAGAATAAGGGGCTTGATAAACTAATATTAAATGTAATTCAACAATATCTATCAGGATCAACAAAGAGCATGAAAATGCGATTTATACTTTGGCTTATGGTTAGAACTGGTTTTCGCTTTAAGCCAATAACACTAATTAACCGTTTGTACAATAATATGGCAAATGAGCAATTTCGCTTAAACTATAGAAAGGTAAAATAATGTCACAAAATGCGTTACCAATAATCCTACTAGCTACATTCATATTCTTAGCCGGTTTAGGTATGGGAATATCAATACAAGCCGATATGGGCAAGAGTGACTTTAAACGTTGCTTAGGCATTCATGGAGACGTGAATGGGTGCGCAATCGATGTGTTTGGTTTAGATAAGGAGAAAGACAATGGCAAATCCGCAGTTAAAGGTTAATCAAGACACTTGCGTCATTGACGAAGAATTTGATGAAATTTTTGATTTTGACACATTTTTATATGTACAAATTGAAAATTCTGTTTATAATAATCAACATCAATTCGAAACACAGTGAAAACTGTGTCTGCAGAGATTGAGCAAGTCTGCACTGATGAGAAGCTCGTATTTAAAAGTAAGGAAATACCATGACACAAGTCAAAAAAGCATTCCAACCTATCGTCGACCTGATGGAACAAGCAGTGGCTGAAAATCCAAAGGCAAAAGTATCTGACATTCTGAACCAAGTAATTGCATTAACTGCTGCAGCAGTTTCACGTGGTGTAGGTTCGACCTTCATCAAGAACAAAGCCGGCGAAACAATCGCAATCTATGACTACTACTTCAAACGTTGGATGCCATTGGTTGGTGAAAAAGCTGTTGAATTCGGTGCTAAAGCTAAGACTGCAACAGGTTTCAACTCCATGTGTAAAGAAGGCGTAAGCCATTGGACAAAGCAACAACGTGAAGCCAAGAATGCTGAACAAGCAATCCTGGATGAAGTTGCGGCTGGTAACCTGGCAATCGATCAAATCGCTTCTAAACGCGCCGAGATTGAAGCTGCACGTAAAGCTATTGTTCCAACAGAACACGGCTTTGCTACACTGGAAGAAGTCGGCGCATATCTGACTGCAAACGGTCAAGACTTCGATATGCCCGAGTCTACAGACTTGTCTGCTGCAGCATAATTGCTATCAGCAATTTGACTGACTAAAGACAGTGGCGGAGTATTATTAGCTTAGTACTCCGCCATTCTTTTAGCTTTATTACAGAATTACGTAAAATAAAATAATCGTTTACAAAGATAAAAATAGACGATATAATATATGCACAATTTCAAGATTAACAAAGAGTTAACTTATATGTCACGTTCAATGGTCCTTATCGCTCCATATCAATTGTCAAGGTTATACAAAGAGTTTAAGCTTGGCGTACCTGTTCGCCTTCTGGTAAAGAAGAATGAGCTACCATTGAGCCCTCCAACCTTGTCAAAGCTATTGAACATGTATGATAAGTACATTGTTGCTTTAGAGAACAAGCAAGATCAAGTAGCAGAGATTATTAACTATTCTCTGTTTCCTCCTTTCGTTAGCAATGGTGCGGAACATATCACAGGAGTAGTTGTGCAACCGGATAACTGGATTTATACAGGTAAGATGCCCCTTGGCATATGGGTAAAGATTGAAGACAAACAACCTTAGGAAAAAGGATAAGCTTATGACTGTTATATATGCAACGTTTGGAAACAACCACAAGAAAGCCGTACGTTACTATAACAATGTAATCAAGTCGGACTTCACTCAAGATGAAGTTGAATTGCGTAAAGTCAAGCGCGTATTGCCTAACATGACTGACACGTATATTATCGATCATCATAAATATGCTATGCGCGAGCATTTAAAACTGGTAGCTAAATATGGCATGTTTAAGCCTAAAGGCAAAGATCAAGTGTATTATAGCTTTGTCTCCAAGCTTATTGTTGCATTCTATAATGAGCTATCAAGACGCGCGAACCTTGATATGGATGGTAGATGCGCGATGTATCTGTTCCCACCTTTAACACGAGGCATGACACCATAATGAAACTTTTCAAAGAGCTTCCTAAAGTTAAGCAAGACGAAGTTATTAACAAGCATTATAATAGAGGGCCTTTGTTCTCTGTTGCTGTGGATAATGTTCGCAAGGTACTTATGGAAAGCAAGATCCATTACTTTGATAGCAACTTAGGCATGCACATTCATTATGGAGATGAGAACACAAATGACTGATGGACCTATTAAGCAATTCAACACATTAGATGAAGTCATTAGAGCGCTGAAACCTGGCACAACATACTATAGATGCTTTGCTGGTACTATGTCAGCTCCTCGTAAAGTGATTGACCTTACTCCAAAGACTGTTGCTGGCGGTAAGCGTGTCATGAGCATTGACTATGAAACTAAGTCGCTATTATGGAAAATGTTTGACTTCGAGTATGCTGAAGACTTACAAAGTACTAGCAACAAAGCAGTATTCACTGATAAGAAAATGGCTGAAGCCTTCTCTAAATGGTTTAAATAGAAAGTAAGTAAATGCTGATTGACCTGTTCATCGACGCTAAATGGTATACAGTACCCTTGAAAGGGAAGCTGGAGCGTTTAGAAAGTGGTAAGAAGTCACTTGCCCAGTTTGAGAGCGAGTGGAAGTCAAAGTATTCGAAAGTGTTCAACACAGAAAGAACACCATTGGCAGGCGCTATGACTGGTGCTTTGTCTGGTATCATAGCTATTGACTGTGACAATCAACTTACTTACGATATGTTTAAAGCGTTCGACCCAGACTATGACTTTCACTTTATTAGTAAAGGAAAACCAGAAGGTGGCGGAACAATCATCTACAAATATACTAGCGAAGTTGGTGGCTTCAGCATTACGACTGATAGCTTGGCGCTCGACTTCTTCTCAGACGAAGGATTTGTATTTTTGCCAACAGAGGATAATCATACAAAAGAAAGTTGGGCTGAAAGAACGGCTTTGCCGGAGCTTAAAGAAGCGCCAGCGGCGATCATTGCCATGCTATGTGCATTCAAAACTAAAGTACCGGCGCAAACAGTAGCTAAAAATCCAAGCACAAAGTATTCAATTTCCAACCGGTTAGCTCCAATGCTTGAGACGTTTATCAAAAATAAGTGTGCTTATGATCCTATCTTGTTCAAAATCCTTACACCTCATAGCTTTAGGGATTTGCCTTCGTATGTAACTAAGGGGCATTTGCATCCTAACGATGTTCCTAAAGGGCGAGGCAGTGAGTACCTATCTAAGATTAGTGCTATCCTCGGTGCTGATATTTCAGTAAACCGTGAGCTATACAACAATATTATGTCAGGCATCAATAAGATGTGGGATGAGCCTATGGACTCAAAACATCTTATGAATACGATTATGCTGCCAATGATGGAAGGCCGATCAATGGTTGACGGCCATGTAATCTGGCAATACGATGAGCATTGGGAGCAGATGGGCTTCATTGCTACTGCTTTGAATGGTGATTATTTAGAAAGCTTTTATGATGACGTCAAGGGAGTTTATTATCTTATCAATTATACAGTACCGTATATCAAAACTTACGGAGAGAAGCGATCAGTCATCACCACTCTTAAGACACTTCTTGGTCGCACTGTTACTGAGGGACAGTACGATAGCACTAAACAGCTTATTAGGACCTCACTCAACCCTTCATTAGAGTTTGGACATGTTGAGGGTAGTGATAGCTTTAACCTGTTTAGACAAACACCAGAATTGGCCGTATTGAACAATCCAGGACCTTATTCTGGCTCGTACAATCGACCGAATACAATCTTGGCGTATTTTGAAAGCCTTATTCCTGATGATAACGTGCGATCATTTGTGCTTAGCTTTATCAGAACAAAGCTGACCACGTTTAAATACTCGCCAATTATTCTTTATCTAATTGGTAAGCCTGGTTCAGGTAAAGACACCTTAGTTGGCATTCTTAAGCAAATTCTAGGGCAAGACTATATAGCTAAGCCTGATACTAAAGTATTCCTCGAGCAATATAATGGGTGGATGATTGATAAGTATATTATTCAACTTGATGAGTACGGGAATAAACTTACAAAGTCTTCAGAAAAGCAAGAAGTGCTTGGTAAGCTTAAAGCTTATACTGGAGCTAGTGACTTGCAAATCCGTGCTATGCGCCAAGACGGGTTCAATTATCATCATAGCACCACCTTCATCCTTACAGCTAACTCGAACCCCTTGCCAATTGAAACCGATGATAGACGTGTGGCCTTCGTTAAAACGCCCAACAAGCTGGAGCGTCAATCGTGGGTTATCGAGGCTGGAGGCATTAGCCACGTTCAAGACCTTATTAAAAGTGAGATTATGGATTTTTGCTATTATCTTGCTACAGAAGTCAAGAACCTGTCTAATGATGCTTATGTAATTGCTCCAGAGACTGAAGATAAAGAAAGACTTATTCTTGATAATCTTCCTGCTGCAGAACAAATCATTTACTATGTGCAGCATTCACGTTACGATGAGCTTATTGCATTAGCTGAAGAGTTTGGCGTAATGAACTTGTACCAAGACTGGGACCAGAACAGGTTCCAAGATGCTAAGCTAGCTGAACTATATGAAGTAATGACAGAAGGCCATGGCAGTGCTAGAACTATGGTTAAGATGATGAAAGGAATTGGACACACTCGCAGCCACTCAACTAAACATGGTTCTAACGTGTTTTATTACTTCATCAATGACTTACATCGGTTTAAACCTGCTGAACCTGACGCCGACGTAGAAAAACAGTTTGAAACTTCCGCCCCGAAAGGATTAGAATAATGTACAGTCATGAACGGAATTTAGACTCTTACAAAAGAGTAACAAGATTTACCCCTTTGCAAAGAGCTGTTTGGCTTATGCATAGAATTGAAAGGTATGAACACATTATAGCAATACCTTATGATTTAGTTAGAAAACTCAAATCTTGCCGACCTGAAGAGGTGGGTGAGCTTTGTAAAGAACATATGATAGGAGTGCCTTTTACAGAATTTAACTGTTATATTTACGGCTTTGAAAGTGAAGCAGATTTGGATAATGCTCGCAAGGTTTTATCTTGGAATATAGAACCATCTGTTTTATTGCACTCAAACCATAAAGCCGAATTAACAGAGCTATTAATTGAGCTTAATAAGCTAACGGAAGCAGATAGGAGCTTAAAAATTGCTAAGCAAAGAGATAAAGTTTACGATCTTTTAAACAATATCAGAAGACCTAAACAATAAGGAGAGTCTAATGAGCTTAAAAAAGTATTCGGTTAGTGTTGTTTTAAAGCAATCAACAATAGTCACGTACACTATTGAGGCAGAAAATGGCCTTGACGCTCGACAAATAGCAAAAGAACGATGCTTATCTGGTGACCTTAAGGGCGCTACCGCTTATAGCCAACCAAATGAAGTTACACTACATAGATACAAAAGAATAAGAGAGGAATAAAGTATGCCAAATATTCAAATAATTCGTCCAGGCTTTGCGCAAGGATATAATAAGCAAAGCCTAAACAAAAGTCGATTTGTAGTAACTGATGCGGAGCTTAAGAAACTAAATGCGATCAAATGTGATAACAAGCAACAGATTCGGAAAGCAAAAGCAAAGCGACAGCACAAAGACTGAAGAACCTCCAGTAGATACCATATTGGTTTGCAGAGATTGTGAGACTACTATCATCATAGAGCTAGACATTGAGGTTCATCCTCTAGAGACTGCTCCAGCTTGTGAAGTTTGTGATAGTAAGTCTCACATAGCAATTCAAATATTTGCTGATGGTTTAGCAATAACAACAAGTAAAGAAGTGTTGATAAACGAATATGACTGAGAGCCAAGAAGATAGAACCAAGCCTAAGAATGAAGTGGTTAAAACACCTCGCAAGTGTTTGATGCACGGAGGTCTATTCATGAGTGAAGGTGTAGGCAATAGAATTTGCGATAAGTGCAAACAGTCAAAGACTTTTATGTCTGCTTCTGATACTATTGCCTACAATGCTCCAGGTTTTAACAGAAAAGGACCAGCAAATGCTGACTGAGTTTAAAACATTCCTAGACGATAAAGAAGCAGCTGAGATGTTTATCACAGGTGTTGCTGGTACAGGCAAAACAACTAGCTTAAACGAGCTAATTGAGTATTGCATTGCCAATGACATTAGCTGCCAAGTTACAGCTTATACTCATAAAGCTGTTAAAGTGCTATCGTCTAAATTGCCGGATCCTAAGAAAGTAGTTAAGAACCGGCAAGAGGATTTTTATGCTTTGTCAACTCTTCATAGCTATTTGAAAAAATGCCCCACCATTAATAGTAGTGCGGTTAAGATCGAGCACGTAGATGGTAATGCTAAGATAGCCGAGTCAGCCTATAAACGCATTGTGTTTGTCGATGAATTTAGCATGGTTGGCGAGCAAGATTATATGTCTATAGCGGAGCTTCAATATGACGAAGAAACGGAAGAGCTCGTCACTAAATTCGTATATATTGGTGACCCTAATCAGCTACCTCCTGTTAAAGACGCTGTTGCTGTTGTTCCTAAAAAGCCTTACTGGGTCAAGCTAACTAAAATTTATCGCCAAGCTGGAGACAACCCTCTTATTGATACTTTGCTGTCTATCAATGACTTCATCAACGGTGAACCTGCTAAGGCTCTAGAAGAGCATGAGACATTTAAGCGCGGTTATGATATAGTTAAAACCTATAACAATTGCAAGCATTCTAAGATCCTACTAGCTTACACTAATGAGCGTGTACAAGAGCTTAATGCCCAAGTACAAGGCAGAGACTTGCCTATTATTGGTGACGAAGTGTTTAGCCCTACACTACGTAAGCAATATAATATCGGTACAATGGGGGCATTTAGTTCTGCTATTCTAACTATCCGTAATGGTTTGTTGGAAGAGAATAGCAAATTCAAAACACTTGAAACGCTTCATGATATTGAAGGCGTTGAATTCTATACCTTAATTGATGAAGATGGTCATGAAGCACCTCGCGCAATTGTATTCGGTCACCAGTCTTATTTGCTTAAGCAACAAGAGTTAGCAGGTAAAGCCGTAAAGTTAAATAAGCAAATTGAGAAGCAGTTTAATCAAGATCCTAAAGAATGGTCAAGACATAACTGGTCACACCCACTAGCTAAGGAAAGAGCCAAAGCTTGGAAAGAATTTTTGGCTTTTAAAGACTGCGTGATATGTCTAGATTTTAACCATGCAATGACTGTTCACAAGTCCCAAGGAAGCACGTACGACTTCGCATTCGTTGATATGGAGGATCTATCACGTTGTGCAAAGAATGATTATACGACCTATTTAAAATTGCTATACGTGGCAATTAGTAGAGCAAGTAAAGCAGTTTACACAAACTAGGAGAATAGAATGAAATTTAAAGTTGGAGATAAGGTTGTCAAGACAAAAGGCTATCACTTCGTTGGTGAGGTTATGTCTGCGTTTAAGTACAATCAAGGTGGTGTTGAAGTTGAGCGTTACGATGTAAAGCATGCAGTAACAGACATGTTGCATGTGTTTAGTCCTGATCAGCTTGGTATTATCGATGAAGCCGGTTACAAAGTTTTAGAGCTAACGCTTGGCGCGTTCAGCGCTGTAGCTGATTTTGCACGGGAGCATGCGCGACATGGCTAATCAAATCAATACTATCATGGGAATCCTTAAGAATGCCTCCCGTAGGCCTAAGACTTCCTATAATATTATGATAGAGTTAGAAGATCATAATATTTTCATTACCCAACGTCATGTTGAGGTCGTGCTAGCCAAGCTTAAGAAAGATGGCCTTGCAAGTTTCGAAAAGCTGAACTGTGAATGCTGTGGAGCAAAGCGTGCTTGTTATCGCTTGACAGAAGACGGCATGATTAAACTTCGTAATATTACGTAAATAAAAATTGAAATAATATTACGATCTTTTTCGTTTACAAATATATTATAATGTGTTATAATATATCTATCAAAATGAGTAACGGCTAGTGAATGGAGGCTATCATGAAGTAACTTTCTGGAACTGCTCATACTGGTGTTGATAATACTACGCAAGTGCTTCTACAAAAAAACTCTAACCAAAGGACTGCCAAATGGCTAAAAAATACGAATTAGTACCCATCGTAACTGGTTTTGGCGACATCATGTATGTCAATATTTCTGGTAAAGGTAAGCGTAACTTCAATGACGATGGTGACGAATTCACCGCTACCGTTCATCTGAAGGGTGAAGCAGCTAAGGAAACGATTGCTAAAATCGATGAATTGATTGCTCAAGGCCCTAAAGACCTGGAACTGGTATCTAAAGGTTATAAAGAATTGCTGGTTGATGAAGCCGGTAAACTGTATAGCCCTAACAAGCATGGTAAAGTCAAAGTTAAAACCAAGAATGATGATGGAGAAGTTGTCTCTACGGACATTACAAGCACCCTGAAACCTTCAGGTGTGTTTGCAGTGACTATGAAGACACAAACTACATTTCAGGACGGTAAGACTAAGAAGATTATCGTGCAAAACGCCAAGGCCAAAACTGTTGAACTTGGTGAACGCAAAGTTGGTAATGGTACAACCGGCGCCTTGAGCGGTAAGATGAAAATCTATACGCAAAAAGATGACTGGGGTATCGCGCTGTTCCTTAGTGGGCTGCAAATTACCAAGTTTGTTAAGTATGAAGGTGACGCAGGCTTCGAAGCTCAAGATGATGGTTTTGAGGACTTTGAAGATGACGATCTGGAAACAGAAGAAGCTGCGGAAACTGCAACAGCAGAACCCAAGGCTAAAGCCAATATTAAGCTGTAAAGTTTAATATTACAAGCCCATGAAGGTGCAGTGTATTAACGGTCACTGTTAAATTGGGAGTAAGGTATTATAAAGAACTGCTAGCCAGTCTACCTTGTTGGTCCTTGAGTAATTCTTTGGACATAACCAGCCTTTATATAACTCAACATTTAATCTAGGAAAAGATTATGAACAAAACACTCTCTATGCTCCTCGTTGACGACTCCATCCGTATGATTGCATGCCAATTCACTCCTGGTGGCAAGAATTATTACTACAAGTCAAACAATCCTCACATCAAGAAAGATGATCTTGTTATTGTTCAAGCAATTGGGCATGACAAGCCTTATGATACCGCTTTGGTAAAAGTCTCTGAAGTTGATGTGATTGTTGACTTCTCAGAAACACACGAATACAAGTGGATTATTGACGTTGTTAACTTCGATAGCTTTAACCAAGTTAAGGAAGTAGAAAAAACTGTTAACGAAGCTATCAAGAAAAAAGAATTCGCTCATAAACGTTCCCAACTTCGTGAAGCTTTGGGTTACAGTGATCTTGACTTTCAACAGCTTATTGGACATAACAAAGTTCCTGAAAAAGCTGCGCCTGTTGAGTTCAAGCAGGAAGTACGCGCAGCTGAAGAAGTAGCTCCAACTCCAAAAAGAAAAGCGAATACTGCTTTAATAAAATCAAAGCGCGAGGATCGTAATTTGACCACTTAGTAGTAGTTAAACTAGTTGATGAAAGTATGAGCTATCCTTACTATGCAACTAGCAAGTCTGATGATGCAACATGCGGGTACTCTTATAAGAGTACCGGCGACTATTTAGACGTGCATTCTGACAATGACTTGATTACTCTGATTGAGGACTAAACATGGATAAGCTAGCATACCGAGTACATTGGAGAGACTTAGAAGATAAGGATTTTAAATCATGGCAAATTGCCGCTTGTTTTGTAAGTCAATCTGATGCTACTCAGTATGTTAGGGACAAGACCAATACAGTTCCTCGCGAAGAAGATACGTTGCAATGGCGTATCATGAAAGGTAAACAAGTTATAACAATAATTAAGTAATCCCAATTGGGCAGGGTCCGTTGAGATATAGCCCCAGCAAAGACGATAGCTCTGTAAGAAGGTAACCAATCCATAAGACTTGCATCTAGGGTTTTTGCTTATGAAACTCAACACTTTTTGAAAGGATTTAATATGTGGGTACTAATTGTAACTGTTTGTCTGGTTCCACCCTTTAGTTTTGGCGTAACGTGTAAAAATACTGAAGTTAAAGTATATTCACATTTAAGCAAATGTGAAGAGCACGCTAAACGTTGGAACTACAGATTGAATAACACTACTTATTCAGGTAGCTGCGAAAAGAAAGTCGGGGCATAATTATGAACTACTCTATTGTAACACTAGCTGAAGTCAAAACTAAAATTGACTACGAACAAGCTTTGATGTACGACTGCGAAACCATTGGTTTATATGGTAAGATTAGACTTGCGCAGTTTTTCCAAGAAGGTTGGGCTTACCCTCTCCTAGTCGAGAACCCTGAGCCTCTTGAACTAGTTTCAGTTCTTTCTAACGCTATCGTAGTGGCACACAATGCTCACTATGATATTAGTTGTATTCAAGACAATCTAGGTCGTCTTAAATGGATGCCTAAGAACTTCCATTGTACATTCTTGTTGTCTCGCTTGTATTTTTATAACGAAGAGAAGTTTTCTCTTGATGCAGTCATTCGTTATACAATCGGACACAATCCTTATGGAGATACTAAGAAAGATTTGCAACAATCTGATTGGTCGGCTCCAGTACTCTCCAAAGATCAATTGACGTATGCTGCGGACGATGTTCGTTATTTATTGCATGTTTGGGGCAAAGTAAAAGAGTGCATGGAAGATCTTAGCTATAAGCTGGATTTGCTATGCCTTAAATACTGCCTTGACTTCCAGAACAACGGCATGCCTGTCGATATGGAAATTCTGCAGTCTATCTATGCTCAGAATATGGCGGACATTGCAAAAATTGCTTTGCCTATCAACTGTAACTCATATCAGCAAGTTCGTAAATACATTGACTCTACAATGTCTGACGATCTTGGTTTGTCTACATTAGCTGCTCAAGGTAGCCAAAAAGCTGCTGATGTCAAAACTACGCGGAAGCTAACTAAGTCTAACTCGTTCTTGCAGAAGTTTGCTGATACTGCCATAGATAATGTTATCTTTGGTAAGTTTAAGCCTTCAGCTCGTTCAGGCAGAACAACGTCAGACGACCAGAACTTGCAGCAAATTCCTAGAGCGCTTAAGTCTGTGTTTGGCTTTAAGAAAGATGGTGACCAAGTTATCATCTTCTCTGACTTTGCTCAAATTCAGCTTCGGGGAGTTTGCGTTGTAGCTAATGATAAGACGATGGAAAAGCTGTTCCGAGCCGGTGAAGACTTACACAACTTCGTTGCTAAGATGATCTTTGGTGACGACTTTACTACAGAAGACCGGCAAATCTGCAAGACTGCGAACTTCGGTTTGTTGTTTGGTGCCGGCGTTATTGTCTTCTTGTCAATTCTATTGAAACAAGCAGGCTTCGTTCGTAGTGAAGAATGGGGTATGAAGCTTAAGAAAAAGTGGATTGGTCTGTGGACTGGTATTGGCGCGTGGCAACAAGCAGGTATTAAAGCGTATAAAAAAGGTGAAGCTTGGGAAACACCACTTGGTCGCCGTTATACTGCACGCATGATGACCGACCAATTAGCTATGCAAATTCAGGGTTTTGAAGCTGAAGTTGCTAAGTTAGCTATGCATTATATGCTACCTAAAATGGCAGAGCTAAGCAAAGATATTAAATTGCGTAACTTCATTCATGACAGCTATATCTTTAGCTGCCCTAATGATCCAGTTTTGTACAAACAAGCTTGCGAGATTATTGCAGAAAGTATGCAAGAAGCTTGGAAGCAAATGTGTCAAAGTGTCGCCATTAAAGATCTACCAATGCCAGTTAACGTGCGGGTAGGCTTTAACTGGGGACATATTGAAAAAGGCGAATTTATCCACGAACTCAAAGTAGCATAAGAAAGATATAACATGTTAGCTAAGCACGTAATGATCGACGTTGAAACAATGGGCACCAATCCTAATGCACCAGTTGTGCAAATTGGTGCGGCATTCTTTACCCGCGAAGGTGTTCAAGTACAGTCTCTACTAAGTATCAACTTCGAAGAAGCTCTTAAATACGGTAAAGTTGATGGCTCAACTATTAAATTTTGGCTTCAACAACCTAAGGAGGCGCAGAATAGCTTATTCCAAAATGAGCGGTCTATGGAAGAAGCAACAGACGTTTTCACTAAGCTGCTCGAAGCTCAAAATCCTGATTACTTCTGGGCTCATGCAACTTTTGATTTTCCAATTCTGCAAAGCTTATTTGCTAGCATTGATAAGAAGTTTCCTATTCCGTTCTGGAAAATGAGAGACTTGCGTACACTTGAAATGTTGGCAGACTTGCCTATTGATAAGTCGCAGTTCAAAGGTGTTCCGCACAATGCTTTGCATGATGCAGTATTTCAAGCTGAACATGCTATCAAATGCTTAAACATTTTGGAAAGAGGTTAGCATGATCCCTGTAAGCAGAACTCCAATGTGGGAAGTTGATCAGTATGCCGCTCTGATTGACAAAATCCTTAAGACAGGTGAAAAGCGGAAAACTCGAGCGGGAGATACATTCTCTATCTTTGGTGAGACTATGACCATTGATATGTATAGCACCTTCCCCCTATTACTAGGTCGCAAAATGTTCTATAAACCTGTATTAGGCGAAATGGCAACATTCTTGCAAGGTCCTAAGAATGTTGCTGATTTTCAAAAGAACGGCTGTAACTATTGGAATGCTTGGGGTAACACAGATCCTCATAAAGCTGATTATGGAGCAATAAATGTTGACTACGGAAATGCGTGGCGTGATTTCAATGGTGTGGATCAGCTTGCAGAAGTTGTTTCTTCTCTTGTTAATAACCCTACTGATCGTCGCATGCTCGTGTCTGGTTGGCGCCCAGATAATCTTAAGTCATTGGACTTACCTTGTTGCCACTTGCTGTACCAATGGTATGTTAGAGATGGTAAGTATCTGGACATGGTTTGGTATCAGCGTAGCGTTGACGTCATGGTCGGTTTACCGAGTGACATCATCCTTGCAGCAGCTCTCAACATCATCTTGGCAGAAAGTGCTAATCTTGTTCCTGGCACTCTCAAGTTTATGCTTGGTGATACACATATATATTCAAATCATCTTCCTGGAGTTTTAGACTATTTGAGGTCTTTGCAAAATGTTAGAGACTGGACTCCTGCAAGATGGTCTGTAGACAACAATATAACTATAGACAACTTCACTGTGGATAGTATCAACATTCACAATTACACTAACCATGAACCAGCTATCAAATTCGAACTAAACGTATAAGGAAACCGAAATGAAAATGATGTCTTTACCAGAACGGGTCATTGCTTGGAATGAAAAGCGCTATGACCAAGTATTTGACTATTTCCTAGCTGAAAAGCTGCTTTTGGAAGAAACTGAAGAACTCTACGCAGCTACAAGCCTTGTTGAACAATTAGATGCTGTCGGAGATATTATTTTCGTAGCTATTGGTGTACTGTGGAAGCTAGGTTTCACTAAAGAGCAGTTAACTTTTATCTTCGATGCTATTCCTCTAGATGCAAGTTTAGCAGATTTGAATGGTGTTGCTGCTGAAGTTCACCTAATTGCTTTGGATGAAGTTCCAGGCATCGGTAATGTTCAAGGAGCTTCTGCGGGTCTTCAATTAGCTTTGTTCTGCTGCTTCAATACAGCCATGGGTTTTATGAAAGCCAAAAACTTGATGCACGAAGTGTTCAACGTAGCTCATGCCATTTGTGACAGCAATGACACAAAAGTAGTTAAAGGCAAAACTGATCCTTCAGTTAAAGCAAACATTGATAAAGGTGCAGGCTTTGTACCGCCAACAAAAGCTTTGATTGCAATTGTTGATCGCAACGCTTTAAGAGACATGTACTAGGAGACGACGATGACACTAGAAGAACTTCACAAAAAGCTGATTGAAATTGCCGCGCAATCACCAGCTAAAAAACGCAAAGTAGGAGCTGCAGTAGTATTAGTAAGAACAGCTACAAGCCCTACTGGACTTATCAATCAAAGCTACTCTATTGTGGCTGATGGTTGGAACTACAACTTAGAAGGCGGACCTTGCGAAGACGAAAACGGTAATACTCATGATAACGTTCAGCACGCTGAAGTCACTGCTTTGAAAGAGTTTGAAAGCCTTAAAATGGACTTTCAAACTGAAGATAATGAAGAGTATTGGCTTTATGTTACTCATCAGCCTTGCGATGGTTGTTTTGCGGCTTTAAAAGCTGTGCCAAAAGTTAAGGGTTATATTGTTGTTGGCGAGTTCATGAAGTTTGATGCAGGTAAGTTGCGTTATGATCTTATTCCACCTTCTGCGACTGAAGCCCTAGCTACAATTCTGACGTATGGAGCTAAGAAGTACAAACCTAATAACTGGCGCAATGTTAAAGATCCTGATCGCTATATTGCTGCAGCGATGAGACACTTTGAAGCATATCGCGCAGGTGAAATGAATGATGCAGAGTCTGGTCAACCTCACTTAGCTCATGCTATGACCAACCTCAGCTTCTTACTTGAACTTAAACACCAACCTGGAGAGGGTAATGATTATTAAAGAAATTACAGTAACTGTTGAACGTCTCATAAACTTGGGCAATTATGAGAATGTTAAATACGCAGTTTCAGCTACTGCAGCTGTTAACGAAGGCCCTCACTTAAGTGACAATGACCGGCATGAAACTTATCAAGAATTAGCTGAGTTCTGTCGAGAAAAGTTGCGAGCAGAATGTGAACGTTTAATCCCAGCAAAAGGAAGTAAATAATGAATACGCTAAACAAAATGTTGAAAGAACACTTTCAAGGACCTGAATGGCAATTTAACTTACTTAAACAAATGATGGTTAATACAGGGGATGAAGTTGTTCCTGTATTAGCAGTTGACGGTGATATTCTTGCTTTCCGTACAGCAGCAGTATGCGAACATGAATTTGAAGGTTCATGCGAAGCTATTATCCGTGCAACACTTCGTGATATTGCAGCTGACACCGGCATTACGCATATGCGTATCTATCTATCAGGTTCTGATAACTTCCGTTATGGCTTGGCTACAACTAAACCATACAAAGGCAATCGCGACGGTTTCGTTAAGCCTCAATTCCTTGGTCATTGCAAGAAGTTCCTTGAAACAGAATTCAAAGCAATTTGGGTTAACGGAGCAGAAGCAGATGATGGCATTGCATCTGATATGGCTTTGTTTGGTGCTCATCATTGCGGCATCGATAAAGATATGCTGCAAATCCCTGGCAAACATTATAACTATGTAAAGAAAGAATGGGAGACAGTAACACCGGATCAAGGTGTTATCAACTTGTATAGACAAGTACTGATGGGTGATGCTTCTGATAACATTCCAGGCTTGCCTCGCGTTGGTGAAAAGACTGCAGAGAAAGTCATTGTCAATGCAGCGACCGCAGCAGACGATGCTTTGGCTTATTACAAAGAGATTTGTGCTAAGTCTCTGCCTGATGTAGAGCCCTTGGCTTACATGGCTGAGCAACGCAGCTTAGTTCAGATGCGTACAAACTGGTGGGAAACCAAAGAGATGGAATATATGCTTGAACAGCATACAGTAGTCATTGTTCCTAAAGAAGCCGGCTTTGTTGCAACTGAAGGCGAATTCGAAGGCTTTGATGAACCTGCTGAACGTCCTAAAGTAGCAGGTCTATAAGGTTTATGGGAAGCCGTTTTGTCATCGGCGGCTTCCCACCACTTTAACAGGAGTACTACATGTCTGAAGAACTGGTTAACATGACCACTAAAGAAGCGATTACGCATATCGCAGATTACTTTGGCGTTAAGTCAATGTATGCACTAGCTAAGTCATTGAGTGGCGGAGACTTGTTGGTCCAGACTATTCAGATTAAGCATTACATGAACGGAGCTAAGCCAACGCAAAAGGTTGCTGATCGTTTTGCTGAAGTTTACGGCATCAACATTACAGATGTTCATCAAAGAGGTAAACTCGCATGAAACCTAGACCTAAGCAGATAGAGAAAGCAGAGAAAGCCTATGCTATCTTGGAAGAATATGGTTTAGTCTACCTAGCTATGGAAGAACGTTGCGGCAAATCACTTACAGCTATTCTAACTGCAGAGAAAATGCCAACGCGTAATAAAGGCCTTATTGTTACTAAAGTTAAGGCTCTTGAAGGCTGGGAACAAACACTTAAAGAGTTCGAGCACAAGAAGCAATATGACTTGATTAACTATCACAAGCTGAAGAACATTAAAGGTAAGTACGACTTTGCAATTCTGGATGAGTCGCATGCGTATATCTCTGCTGCACCTATTAGATCAGGTATGTGGAAGTTGTTGTTTGCTATTGTATATGGTATTCCTATTATTTACATGAGCGCCACACCTCATGCTCAAGGTTATCATTTGTTGATTAACCAACTAGCTTTAAGCAAATGGTCACCGTTTAAGAAGTTTAAAGATTACTACGAGTGGTATAAGGAGTATGCTGATAGAGATAAGAATGGTGACTTCAAGATGGTTGTTATCAATGCTTATCAAAAAGCTATCAATTATAAAGCTGTACAGGGTGATAGGATTGCGAGAGAAACTAAACATTTGTTTGTAACAGGTACCCGAGCTGAAATGGGGTTTGAGCAAGAGCCTGAAGATGTTGAACATTGGATTAAGTTAAGTGACTCTACTAAAGCTGCTTATAACCTTATTGTAGAAAAGCGAGTACTTAATTTCACTTCTAAAGAAACTGGCAAATCTTATAAGCTAATTGCCGATAGTCCAGCTAAGTTTCGATATGCTTTGCATATGTTAGAAGGTGGTACTCTTAAGATCGACGATGAGTATGTAATCCTTGGTAACAGAGAGAAGATTGACTGGATCCTTGAAAAATTCGGTGATACTGAAGACTTGGTAATTATGTACCAGTATAAAGGAGAGAAGATTAAACTTGAGCGAGTATTCAAGAAAGCTTTGATTAGACAAGGTGATGCGTTTGCTGAAGGAGTTGACTTTTCTAAACACAAACATCTAGTTATCTACTCTCAAAGCTTTAGTACTGCCAAGCATTCACAAAGAAGAGCACGGCAAGCTAATCAAAACAGAAAAGACGAAATTCTTGTACACTTTCCACTAGTTAAAGGTGCGGCTAGTGCTCATGTGTATAAAGAAGTATCAAAGAATAAACGAGACTTTGTAGACACAGTATTTGAAAGGATATAAAATGGCTAAGAAAGCAAAAGTTGTTAAAAAGGTTCCACCAAATCTGATAGGCGAATACGAAATAAAACCAGTTAATAACGGTTTTATTTTAATGCCTGTAAATCTACACACTCATACTTACCGAGAGCCTAAAGATATGTTTGTCTTTACCTCAGCTAAAGCTTTGGGTGATTTTATTGCTGCTCGTTACGTAAACGCTTCTAACTCAAAGGATTAACAATGTCTATTGTACATATGCTTCGTCAAGAAACCTCAACTGTAACAAAGCAGTCTCTGCTTAAGCGCTTCTGCACAGATATGTGGAAGAAATCTTTCCTATATTGCTACCACCCTGATATGATGTATGGTATTAAAGGTATTTCTGTAGATCATCATGAATTAGGTGAACCTAATGAAGAGATGTTCACATTGCTCGATGCTATTTTGTCAAATCAGCTTCGCGGCAATGCTGCTAAAGACGCTGTTAAAGACTTCATGGACTTGCACGGTTGTTTGATCGCTCATATTTGCCGTAAAGACATGTCTTGTGGAGTTACAGCTACAACTCTCAATAAGGTATTCGGTGCTGACTTTATTCCACAGTTTAAAGTGCAGAAAGCAGATGAAGTGCCTTTTGAGAAAGTCCGTTTCCCGGTTGAGGCTCAGCTTAAGTATGACGGAGTACGTGTCTTAGCTTTTGTTCGAAATGGTAAAGTTACGCTAAAAACTCGCAACGGAAATACTTTTGATTTTCCTGATTTGCAAAGACAGTTGTTGCGTATAACTGATTGTGTATTAGATGGCGAGTTAATTGCTGGAGATGGTTCTTTAAAACACAGAACCAATGTTAGTGGTTTAGTTAACTCAGCCATTCACGGTACGCCTATCAAAGATACTAAGAAAGAACTAACATTTGCTATCTTCGACACTATGAGTTTAAATGAGTTTGACTCCCTAAGCTGCAAAGCTGACTATGAAGATAGACTTGACCTAGTTAAAATGCGGGTATGTGTTCTTAAGTCGCAAGCAGCGGCTATGGGCATTCGAGACTTAGTCATTATGTCAACCGGTATAACGCTTAACAATATAGAAGAATTAGTTGAACATTCGGAGAGTATGTATGAGAAAGGCTTCGAAGGGTTAATCCTTAAGCGACTGGATCATTTGTACACTTTCAAGCGTAGCAAAGATTGGGTGAAGGTTAAGCAAACTAAGGAGGTAACTCTTAACTGTATCGGTGCTGAGTTTGGTGAAGCTGGAACTAAGTATGCAAACTGTATCGGTGCGCTAGTATGTGAAGGTTTTGCTGAAAATGTAAAGGTTAAAGTTAATGTAGGTTCTGGCTTATCTGATACTCAGCGTAACATGCCTAAAGCTATGTACTTAGGTAAAGTAGATATTAAGTACAACAGTATTGTGCAAGATAAGAAAACTGGCGAATACAGCTTGTTCCTACCTAGGTTTAAGACTTGTAGAAAGGATTTGTAATGGCTAACCCTTTACAACCTGCTTGCATTAAAGTTATCGAGCAGGAATATAATGGCTACGTAGTTAAAGTTGTAGCTGCATCTAAGTCAGGTCATATGGATATTGTGGCCGGAATTGCTGGTGAGTTCTACGGCTTTGAAGTTAAGTGGAAGAATGATAAACCTAGTGAGTTGCAGAAAGACAAGATCAATAAGTGTATTGATTGCGGCAACAAGGCTTACTTCATTAGGTCTGTTCAACAGTTGAGGGAGATATTGGACAAGAAGATACTTCCTGTAAAATACGAATTAAGCAATCATATAGAATTGTGATTGTTTCAACGACGTTCGTCCGTGGCACGTTTTAAATCATTTTATATAGATTTGTGTGTCTATGATTTAAAACGTGCCACGGACAATCCTGGACTCTTTTAATAAGGAAAAATCATGACTATCTTATACTCACTGTACTGCTTGCTATTCAAAACCATCAAAATTGATGACTTTTATACTACTGATTTTGATGCTAGAGCTGTAGGTTTTACTATAGCAATAGATGCTGCACTAATTACATACCTTATTCTTCAATAGGTTCGTTTTGTGTAATCCAGTCTTTAACTACTTCTCTAGTGCAGGGACCGCAAATCCCTGCACTATATTCTTTAGCAAGGCAAATCAGAAAGCTCGCGCTTGGCTGCATTTTCAAGCTTGTGCTGTCGCTTGGCCCAGTCACACAAGCGCTTAGTAACATCATCGTCAGTGCGAGGACGACTAGCAACCCTATCCGAATTGTTCTTGAGTGTTTCATTGCTTTTCTCCAACTGTTCAACATGAGTTTTACTTAGTTTAAGGTCCTTACTCAGACTGTCTACTTTCCAAAGAAGCAGTATCATTGAGATTGTCACTAGACCCAACGCTATCAATTTTAACTTCATCACTTTTCTCCGATGCTTGTAAATACTTCCAAAATCCTATACCAGCTAAGGTACCAGGGACACCTAGGAATGCAGCAATAATAACCGCATCAGCTTGTCCGTGCTTAAAAGCTAGTACAACATAGACAAGCAGAATTAGGTGAGACCAATAGACAGTAAATAGCAAACCGTAATAAGCTAATAACCTTCTATTGAATAACTTATCGTCGCATTTAGTTTTTGGTATTAAGATGCTCATTTGCTTCCCTCAACATTGTTTCTGGCCAATCAGACCAAGCATAAGGTTGACTAATGTATGAATTAGCTCTGCTAGTAATTTTCAGCGCTTCTTCCAATACGCTCTTACAGAGAGCCCACTCACCTCTAGCTCGATAAGCTTGAGCTAGTGATATGCGAGGTTCTCTTTCACCTTGTACTAGTTGGCAAGCCAATATGAAGTTTTCAATAGCTGCTTCTTGTTCGCCTTTAGCCCAATAACAATCGCCAAGATAACGTAGCGATGCAGCTCTCTCAGAATCCCAAGTTGCTGTAGGCAAATTAAGATGTCTGTAGAACTCTGCAATAGCTAGATCATACTGGCCATCAAAGAACAATTCGCGAGCATAGTAATGAGCATTGCGATCGTCATGAGGCATCTCTTTAACAGACAGAGCTAGTAAGGGTAGGTATTGGCTTCTAGGCTTTGTATTGTCGGGATAATGCTCAATAAGCGTGTTAGGAATAAACTTTTGCACCTCTGGCCCTAAGCGGCTATCCTTAACTAATACTTCATGAACTGGGTGAGTCCATCTGAAACCAAAGCGAGCATGGATTTTATCTGCGAAGTACGTTACAGCGGGTTTATCACCATCCCAGCTCCAGACATAGTTGTAACGAAGTCTATCTAAACCTTCATGCCAAGCTTCTTCAATTACTTCTCTCCAGCCAGGAGTAAGCACTTCATCCATATCTAAGCAGATGCAAACATCTACATCTGATGGAATGAGATGCAAGTTAAAAGCTCTAGCATCATCAAAGCGCCAAGGTTTAATAACTAGATCAGCAACATGCAGTTGAGGGTGCTGTCGGTTTTGCAAGATTTCATTCAAGTAATCTTGAGTGCCATCCGTAGAACCTGTGTCTACAATGCTGATGTAATCAGCTTCCTCGCAGCTATGCAACCAACGGTCAACAAACTGCTTTTCATTTTTACAAATCGTATATACTGCTATTTTCATTTTATAACTCTTAAGGGGTTAAATATCTGAATATTACTTTACCTGAGCCACCATCAGCTCCTGTGGTATCTATAGCTCCATTAGAACCACCACCACCACCACCAGTGTTTGTCCCTCCATTTGTTTTGGTAGTTCCCTGACCACCACCGTTGCCACCGCCACCTAGGCCGCCATCACCTCCAGTACCTCCCCCCAGATTATAGCCACCGCCACCTCCTCCGCCGCCGTAATATGTGGCAGTGCCTGATATAGAAGATTGAAAACCTATACCGCCATTGCCACCCTTATAACCATCGCTGTTAGAAGGTGCGTCGCCACCTGCGCCACCTCCACCAGAAGAGTTTGCTGAGCCGACAAGCGAGCCGCCTGCGCTAACATGAGATGTACCACCTGTACCACTAGTCCCTGCAGTACCGGTACCTGCAACGGAAGATCTACCGCCACCAGAACCGCCAGTCAAACCTACAGCGTTAGCACCACCTCCTTCAGCACCACCTCCGCCACCCCCTAGTGCTACTACTAGGGAAGCAATAGAGCTATTACCACCGTTAGAGCCTCTGTTGCCTCGACCTACTCCACCATTACCGCCATTACCAACAGTAATAGCATAGGTACCTGGCGTGAGAGTTAAAGCGTTACCTAAAGCTACACTATTTTCAATAACGTCGCCACCACCGCCGCCACCACCACCGTTAGCAGAAGCTCCTAGTGAACCACCAGCACCCCCACCTCCTGCAACAGTTAAAGCTTCTACAATAGCGCTGCCTGAAGTAACAACTAAATTTCCGCTTGAATTAAAAGTGTGAATAGTATAACCTCCGGAGGTAGTTATCGTACCCCCGGTTGCTACGAATTTAGGTGAAATAGCTAGTAAGATTTGTTGAATAGTCATTATGTTAATCCTACTCCGGAAATTAGCCATTCTGTTGACGTTACTTTTACAGCAGTTGCAATACCATTAGCTGCAAGTGTCCTGCTGCCTGTAGTACCAGCGCCAGCTAAACGCATTGTATCTGTTGTAATCGCGATAGTAATTACACCGCCACCATTCTGGTTAATGAAGGTAACAGCATCACCAATAGCGAATGCAACAGAAGAGTTTGCAGGTATTGTAAAAATTCTAGCTGTCGTGTCTGCAGAAGGGTGGAAGATATGTTTACCTGCATCAGACAAAACTAATGTATAAGCTGCACTTTTACTATTTTGCGGAATGTTAGTTTGCACCGGTCCAGTAGGTCCAGTAGGTCCTGTTACACTAGATGCAGCTCCATTAGGCCCTGTTGGTCCAGTTGGGCCTGTAACAGTAGATGCAGCACCTTGAGGACCAGTTGGTCCAGTTGGGCCTGTAACAGTAGAAGCAGCACCCTGAGGTCCAGTTGGGCCGGTAGGTCCTGTAACAGTAGAAGCAGCACCCTGAGGTCCAGTTGGACCTGTAGAACCAACTAGACCTTGAGGGCCAGTAGCGCCAATTGGTCCAGTTGGACCTGTAACTCCTGGACCTGTTGGGCCGGTTGGTCCTTGTGGGCCAGTAACAGTGGAAGCTGCACCAGTAGGACCTGTTGGGCCAGTAGGACCTGTAGGGCCTGTATTACCAATATTACCTTGAGCACCTGTAGGTCCTGTTGCCCCTCTAGGTCCAGCTACAGACAAAGTAACTAGAACAGCAAGGTTAGCGAATAAGGACCAAGTATCACCAGAATTGATAGCTCCGAATTCTCTAGAATACGTACCTACCGAGCCGATGCTAGTAATAGTTAAGAAGGCTTCTAAACTACCAGAAATAACTTTGAGTGAAGACCCAATAGTTAAATTTGCTAAGATACCTTCGTATTCTGGCGCTCTATTGAGAGTCAGAATATCTGTGCTAGTATTATAATGCAAAGCTGGAGGAAACGTACCACTTGTAGGAGGTGATGTTACTACAGTAGTATCAAAATACAAAGCATCTACACCAGCAGGACCTGTTGGACCAGTAGAACCTGTTGGACCACCTGAAGGGCCTGTTGGACCTGTTGGACCTCCTGCAGGACCAGCTAAGCTATAGAAAGCAGTAACTTCATCTTCAGTAGATGGTAGTGAACCTGTGCCATTTATTTCACTTCCGACATATGTGAAACCACCAGTAACAGCAGTAGCTGCTGTTACGATTAGGTATCTGGCAAAAGTACCATTGTAAATATATACCATGCTACCTACACCTACTTCAGGATAGGTCAATCCATCCTCTGAAATAGTAGCTATAGTGATATTATCGTCATATACAGTTAAGGTACCATTTGCAATGGAAGTAGGTGTAGACATATACTCAACATAAGAGTACTTGTACTCACCTCCTTTAAAACCTTGTGGACCAGTAGGCCCTGTTGCACCAGTAGGACCAGTTGCGCCTTGAGATCCAGTAGGACCTGTGACAGTAGAAGCTGCACCTGTTGGGCCAGTAGGACCTGTAGAACCAGTTGGACCGGTGACAGTGGAAGCTGCGCCCATAGGACCTGTAGGCCCAGTTGGACCTGGTACAGTGGAAGCTGCGCCTGTTGGGCCGTTGTTACCCTGAGGACCAGTAGGACCTACACTACCCTGTGGACCAGTAGGACCTGGGACAGTGGAAGCTGCGCCTGTTGGGCCGGTAGGACCTGTTGGACCTCCCGAAGGACCTGTTGGGCCAGTAGGACCAGTAGGACCTGGGACAGTGGAAGCAGCGCCTGTTGGGCCAGTAGGACCTGTTCCACCTAGGAAACCATCGGCACCAGCGGGACCTGTTGGGCCAGTAGGACCTACTTGACCAGTTGGCCCTGTAGGTCCGCCTGGTGTCCCTGGAGTACCCTGGTTACCTGGATCGCCTTTTTGACCTCTAGCGCCTGTTGGGCCAGTAGGACCTACAATACCTTGTGGGCCAGTAGGACCTACGTTGCCGTCAGTACCAGCCGTGCCAGTAGGACCTGTTGGGCCAGTAGGACCCTGAACAAGACCGTTGTTGATTACAATGTCTTTAGTGCCGTCTGCATTGGAGATGATTACGTACATATTATCCTCTTGTGAAGAGCAAGTTGCCAAAAACTAAACATTCTGTTTGACATACTTCGCCTACAAGAGTACTCTCCATGAGTATTTGATAGCTAGTAAAGTCGTTATTTGTATCTGAGCTAATATCAGTGTCCGCAGCACAAATTTGTACTTTGAACATGCCGAGAGAAGCATCAGAGATAGTTGGTAGAAAGTTAAACAGTTCAGTCTCAGTGTCCAAAGACTCTTTACACACAAAGCGAACTTGTTTGTTAACTAGTGATCTAGGGTTACCGGCAGAGTCAACCAACTGAAACTCTTCGATAAACACAGAACCTTTAAAAGCTGTCAAATCTAATTTAGCTGCATTCATTTTAATAAGTCCACATTGCTTGAGGGAAACCTAGTTTTCTATCACCAATATCTAGGTGAATAAAGCGCCCAGAGCCTTTTTGAGCTAATCCGATACGTCTAAACCCTAGGTCATAAGCTAACTTAACAAGTCTAAACGCTTCAACACCTTCGATGCGAATGTCTACTGCAACACCATACGTATGCGCTCCTGGTCTAATCTTACCTACTTCTTCTGGATGCTTAGTTGATCTGTAACCAGATGTAACAACTATAGGTTTACCATAGGCTGCGCGCAGCTTTTGCAGAAGCTCCATAAACTCAGGTTCCATCTGGCATTGACCAGTGGCCTTGCAGCGGAACTCTTTTTCGCTAAAGTCGGGATATTTACTCCAGTCCATATTACACTCCTGCCGCAATAGCTACAGATACAAACAAACCAGCACCAAGCAAAGCCTCGAAGTTTTCCCAAGCATGCTGCTTATTAACTTTACCTAACAGATAGATAACTGGACCAGCTAGCAAACCTACAAACATTGGATAGAAAGCACCAAAGCCGATGTAAGTAATCAGAGGGGCCCCTAGGAACAAACCCCATTCACCGCAACGAAGCGACAGACCGGCAATACCCCACAACACTGGCTTATTCTTCAGGCCCTTGATCAGTTCATCAATGTACTCTACTTCTTGTAAAGGCTCAGCAGGTGTATCAGTACGATTGCCAACAGCAGCACCGATATAGTCTCCCCAACCAGGTGCTGAAAATCTAAGCATGACAATAAACTGATACACAAAAAGAATAGCAGCAGGCGCAAGCAATACGTATACATGGTCTTGTAGTGAGCTTGCAAATAGATATGAGCAGAACAAAGCCCAGATGACAGAGTTAACAACTTTTCCATCAAACAAGCGCCACAATACTTTGCGAAGCCAAACAGGTTTAATGAGGTCAAATAGTTTGTCTTTCTTTTTGCCAAAGATGCCTCCACGGTATCTGCAGGAGAAGGCTCCAAGCAACGCAATCAAAAATAAGCTCATGGTATTCTCCTAACTGTTAAGTTTACTAATAACGCCGAAACTAAGCGCACCAAGTGCAAACATAGTAATGTATTTCACAACTGTCTGCCAAACAATAGCTTTAGCTGATCTAAAGGCAGACAACAAGTCTCGCAAATCCGAAATATCTTCCAGTGCTTTCTCATCAGCTAAGCCAATAGCAGCCAGAGCTAGTCTGGCACCTTCTTGAGCACAGTTCTTTTGCATTTCAGCAAGTTCTTGCTTTGTCATTGTAATAGTCTCGCTATCCATTACTTACCCCTAGTTCTATTCATAGCTTCAGGTAAGAAAGCCTTCTCTATACCAAAAGAATGTCCCACATATTTATGATCTTTAAGCCATTTTACAAAATCCTGCTCATTAAGCAAACCTTTTCTAACAAGAGCGCCTTCATGCAGCTGATAGCCAAAGTCTTCTATGTCGTCTACACCATTAGGAAGTTTACCACCAAACAATTTTTGCAAAGCTTCTTCTGCTACTTCTTTTCTATCTAATTCTAATACTTTTCCTATAGGTGTATTAAGTTTGCTTACAGTACCGCCAGGAAAAGTAGCAGCTAGATCAGAAGCAAAAGTTTGGTCCGTCGTAGTGTAAACAAAAGCATTCTCTCTTGCTTTAACTGTCTGATTTGTTTCAGCTGTTGGTGCAGCTCTGTATAGTGTTTCTACCGGTTGCTTAGCAGAAGAACCGACAACTTTCTCAGGAAACAGCATTGCTCTACCTGGCACAGTAATACCAAGATAGCCAGCATCTCTAAGCTGTTGTTGAACTTCAGGCATATTACGAAGTTCTTTCTCTTCCACAGTTCTACCTACAATATTAGACACTGTGTCCATGTTAGCTAGTCTAGATAGGTCAACTTCTTGAGCAGCTACTTTACTATTAGGATTTGGCTTAGCAATCTTATCAACTAGGTAGATGCCTTTACCTAATGCTCCATCAGTAGCAGTCAATGAGCCGGATTTAGTTTGTCTATACATACGTTGCTTTGTAGGCGGTGTACCTTGACCTTTAGCAGCATTTGTAGCTTGCTGTGCTCTGAGGTCACCCATTAAAGTTCTAATATGACCTTGAGACTGTGGAGGGAATGACTTAACAAAAGCCTCCGAAGACTTAAAGTTCATAGGGTTCTCTAGTATGCTATTCAACTGTTTAGCCAAAGCTTTAGTATTAGCTGACTTACCTGGAACAATAGTTGTAAGCTCATTCCATACAGCACCCATAATAGCCCAACGAGCTTTTGTAGTCAAATCATCTGTCAAAGCTGTGGCAGGTCTAGGTACGTTTAGGTTACCTGACATACTAGCTAATGCAGGATCGTTCTTAAACACTCGAGCCATTTGATCAACAGCTTCTAGCGTTTTCTTAGCTTCAGGTGTTTGCAAATTCAACTGGCTCAAGCTGTCGTACAAAGCAGGAAAGTCAACAACTTGTTGATCAGTTACACGACCACCAGTGAACTTGTTCAGTGTGTTCTTGATAGCTGCACCTTCAGCTTTAACACGTGTTGCAGGTGTCAGACGCTCTGCAACTGCGTTAAAGATTTCAGAGTCAATATCCAAGTCATTACCATAACGGTTCAAACCTCGTTGAATTGCTGTTTCTGTAGCACCTTCACGAGTAATAGTTTTGAACATAGCATTTTCTTCCAAGACTTTCATCTTGGCATATTCAGTTTTAGCGCTTGACCAGTTATTAGACCATTCTTTACTATTAGGCAGATAGTCTTTAGCAGCTTTGTTGATCTGAGTGTCTACTTTATTCAGCACAGTGTTCAACGCATCAATATCTCTTTTACCAAGACCGGACTTGCTGTACTTATAGTCGTTTACAGCTTGGCGTAGTTCTAACAAGCCACTGAATGTTCTATCCGCAGAAGCCTCTTCAATGCGCGCAGCATAGTTAACAAAGCCTTCGCGTTTAATCGGATTAGACAAACGGCCGCTAATATCTTTAAGTACAGGCTCAATAGCAAGTTTATCTAAGTCAAAGCGGAAGTCAGTACCGTCAATATTATCTGCAGCTTCTCTCTTAACTGCGCCATAATAATCTTTTACATCTTTTTGATACGCTTTCAAATCTTGACGCATCAAGCTAGCAGTGTTATCATCTGTTACTGAATTGATAGCTCTAGTAACATCTTTAGCTTTGTTATCAAGATTGATACGCATAGCATTAGCTAGTTGAGGATTAGCACCAGCTGCTTGACGTACAAATCCTTCAGCGCCTTGTTGAGTAGAAGCTAAGGCTGCAATCTCTGTTTGGGCTTCATTCAAAGGTACTGTACGACCAAAAGCACCTTTGCGAGTCAGAGGAGCGTCTAAGCGCTCAACAAACTGCTGAGTGATTTCTTGAGCTTGATCTTCAGTTAGGTGCAAGCTATCGCGAAGCAGTTTAGCTGCGCCTTGAGCGTTACCAGCTAATGCAAAGTCATAAGCTTTCATAATAGTCTTATAACCTTTAGCACCAAGCTTAAACAAGCCAGTACCTAAAGTACCTAAAGCAACATCTGTAATAGCTGCTTCCTTCATTTGGGTAAGGTACAGATCAGCTTCCAGTTTCTCTTTCAGTTGGAACGAGTTAATAGCTAGGTCAGCAGCTTTACCAAGAGCAGCACCGGAGGCCCCGCCTACTACAGCTCCACCAATCGTACCTGGAATTTTAGCAATGCCTGGCGCTAAGGAACCAAGCTTTGCACCACCAATTGCACCTGCAATAGAACCAGCAATTTCACCTTTAGAAGCAAACAAGCTGGCAAGCATAGAACTATCTACAGCTTGTCTGCGACCTTGTTCATTCTCAATTGTAAGTTCGCCAGTCTCAGGGCTTAAAGAAGCTTTGAAACCATTCTGGTTAAGGTAATCAACCATTGAACTATTCAACTGGTTAATCTCTTGACGTGCTTGCGTAGCCGCTTGCTCATTACCAAAGAAACCTAAAACACTCTTACCTTGAGTGGAATACTTGCCGTATACATTCTTATACAGTTCAGTCAGGTCTGTAGCTTCTTGTGGACCTGCATTAGGCTGCCAATCAAGACGTTTCCATTCTTTATTAGAACCTGCATATTTAATAGCGCTATCAGCTACATCTTTAGCATAATTGTTAACTTCTAGATAACGCTGAACATCCTCATCACTTGCGCCATTGGCATAAGCTTTGGTAATACGATCTGCAACAGACTTCACAATTTGCAAGTCTGCATCATCTTCGGACATGTTAAGGTTCTTAGCCATGTAAGACTTAACATCTTGACGAGATGCACCTGTCTTAAGGGCAGTGTTGATTTGAGACCAATACTGATCACCTTGTTGAGGTTCTGGTACAGTCGGAGCTTCAACTTCAGTTACCGGCTCTGGCGACTGAACTAGTGGTAATTGTGCTTGTTCTAATGCGACATCAGTAGTCATTATTCACCACGCGGAATGCTCATAGATTGACTTTGAGGGCTTTGCTGTCCATCTGGTACTGGAGGTGGAGCCCCTTGATTTAACATCTCAGCTGTTTGCAGCAAAATGTCACTAATATTTAAGCTATACTTAGTTTTGGTTGTCTTGATAGCAAAAGCGGCAGCTTGCATGAAACCACCTGGGTTTACTTGTGCGAGCATATTACCAATGTTACCTTGCAATACTGTCTCTACTAGTAACTGGTTCTTCTCATCTTCATCATTATAGATAACGCTATCGATACTAATGTCAACGTCTGTAAACGCGATCTCTGTTTCACGAGTAGGAACAGGAGCAACAATATAATTACCATCTTCATCAAGTTCAGGTTCTCCATTAGCAGGATTAAGAACTTCTTCATAGAGGTAATCCATGATCGGCTCACCATTAGCATCCATTTGGCCTGTCCAGACTTGCTGAGGTTGGTTCAGCATAATCCAACGATCGCCAACAGATTCATCAGCAATACGCAAAACTTGCGTAGCTGTATAGTATTGCTTAACTAGGTTAACAATGTCCCAACCTAACAAGCGGTAGAACTGTTCAATACGAGCAGTTACGTAACGCAGAGCTAGGATAGTAGATTGTTGCTGCAGTTTAACTTTACGACCACTGTCAGAAGCAAATGCCATACCTAGGAAACTGTCGTTAACACCTAGTACGCGTTGAATACGATCAAGCGCGCGATCGATGATAACGTATTGCTCTGCTACTTCACGAGCAATGTTTTCAACTTTAATACCGCCAAGGTTCTTAACAGGAATAACAGCATTAACACGGTTAATCGCATCTGTGAACTCCTCAATATTCTCAACAGCGTTGTCTTGAACAAACACTTTCTGAGAGTTAGCCATGAGCTGAATTTTCAGCAAAGCTTGGTTAATAGCTTTCTGGCTTTCAATAACTTCGCGGAAGATACCGTAGTATTCAGCTTTGGAACTAGTGTGAATTTTATGAATGCGATAAGGACGCACTTCTTTAAATGTCACTTCTTCACGGGCTAACTCATAATCAGCGCACCAGTGAATAGACCATACCTTATCATCATCATCTGTAACAACAGTATGAACAATAAGGTAGTTGTCATAAATCTTAAACTTACCATCAAACTGAGTATTGAAAGAAGACTCAAACTCAGACTCTGGTGTATCTAAGTGGTTTTCATAAGCATGAAGTTTCTTAATAACTTCGCCTTTGTCAGGGAACATTTTATGCACCTGATCCTCGCTCATCCATTTCCAACGGTGCACAAAACGACCGTCACTATAGTCTTCCAGTTTACTCATTGGATCAGGAGCAATTTCATGACTTGGAACTTGGCTGATGTGAATTTTGCGGATCGTTCTACCAAATGAGTCTTTCTCATCAGTATCTTCAACATCGATATAGCAGCACATCATGCCTGACAGTAATCCATCAAGCTTAATCTTATCGCCTTCAGTTTCCATCAAGTTAGAACGCATTGTATAATCAGCAACGTCATTCAAAAGAGACGCTGTAAGAATGTCATTCTGTTGTGTTGGAGATACTTTAATTGTGTTTACAACAGTTGAGTAGTAGCCAAGGATAAGCCGACCAAACAGTTTAATCACGTTAAACGTTTCAGCAGGTTGACCACGGTTAGCTAGAATAGCTCTTTGTGCAGACGAATACTGGCGATTGTGAAACATATTCTCAACTTCAGTTGCCTCATTACGAGACTCGTAAAACACGTCGTAGCTAATCTTAAAAGTGTCTTGGCAGGTTTTGATGTCTGTCTTCATCTTATTCCTCAAAAGCTTTTCTTACAGCGTCTTCGCCGTTCTTACCATTGGACACGCCTTCAATGTAAGCAATACGTTCTTGCAGAGCCGTAATAATGCTTTGCATTTTCTCTTGATCTGCACCTAAGCGTACTTTAGCAGAATATGGGTTCATCAAGTTAGCTGTAGAATTCAACTTAGCTTCAGTCTCAACTAGAGCAGTCTTAAACTGTTCCAGTACTGGGCCTAGTTTGTTACCTAGTTTACCATAAGCTTGATCGAATGACTTAATCTCACCTGGTGTCAAAGCAGAACCATACAGAGCATTACGCAGACTGTTTCTGAATGCTGCGTAAGACGAGCTAGCTTCTACGCCCTTAACATTGTCGCTAAAGTATTTATTCAACGTTTTCAAGTTAGAGTCAAGCAAACCAGTATCTGCTGGTGTAAGTTTAGCTGCAGGGTCACCCAAACTAATTAAACGACGAACATCAGTAATGTTCTTCTTGTCGGCTTCAGACAACTCGGTGCCTTCAAGCTGCTCGATAGCTACAATGTGTTTGTAAGCATCTCTGTATGCCTTGGCATCCTTAAAGTCTGTAGCAAAGAAGTTATCTTCACCACCAAAGTTCTCTAGCAGATTTTCAGTCTCTGTTACGGCAGCAGCTAAATCTTTCTGTTTACCTGTTGTACCTTCAGTCTTAAGCTTAATATCTTGTGCGCGTAATTCTATATCTTGCGCACGGGCTTTCAAAGCTAGTTCTTGATCTGTTTGGCCGATCTTAGTATCGGCTTGATCTAGCTGACGTTGATTTTGTTGAGCACCCACTAATGCTAGAGCAGACTCTTGATCAGATTGAGCATTAGTCTTGCCTGCAGCAGCGTTAGCTTGACCTCTAAGATGATCTAGAATAGTATCAGCACGACTACCATAATAAGATTGGCTACGTTCAAGATTACCCATAACCTTTTTAATGTAGTCTTGCGTTTCACCGAATGGAGGAACTCCGCCATACTTCTGCACATTACCAGGACCAGCGTTGTAAGCAGCTAAAGCTAGTGATAGATCGCCGCCGTTAGCGTCAAGCTGTTTCTTAAGATACTTGGCTCCACCGAGAATGTTCTGGGCAGGGTCAAGACGATCAGTTACTCCAACCTCTGCTGCAGCATCTTCCATAAGCTGCATAAGACCAGTCGCACCTTTAGGAGATACAGCCTTAGGATCATTAGAGCTTTCAACTGCTGTCATAGCTGCAATTAGATCCGGTGGCAAACCTGTTTCAGCAGCCGCAGCGTTAATCTCTTTTTCATATTTGTGACCCGAAGCATTCAAACCTGAAGCCTTAGGGCCATTCATTAGTTCACGCAATTGCTTGGTATTGTCAAGAATAGCTTGACCTCTACGAGTACCTAAACGTTGGATAGCACCAGTTTCCATAGCGGCATTATTGAGCAAGCCTAATGCCCATTCTTTGCCGTTATAGTACTTATACATATTCTTTCTAACAATGTCTTGCTTTTCAGGTGTATCGTATGCTGATGGCTTTACACCTGCTTGAGACAACAACTTGGCGTCGTTAGTAAAATCAAGGTTATTAACTAATTGCACGCCTTTCTCACCCCAAGCTTGTTTAAGATAGGGATTGTTGTCAAGTGCACGTTGCAAAGCAGTAGCGTCGCCAGATAAAGCAAAGTCTTCAAGCGCCATATCTGTATCTTGGGCAGCTAGTTTACCCTGCAGAGTCTTAGCAAGCTGAGCCGTTTGCTTGTACTGGAGTTGCTCAGCTTCAGCAGCAGAGTCAGGTCTGACATTCATCTGCCCATTCTCGAAAGAATAACCCATACGCTGCAGTTCTTGGTTACGAATTTCAGCATCGCGACGCATAACCTCGCGATTTTGCTTGATATTCTGTCTTGTCGTTTCTGCTTCTACCCAGACCATGCTATCTCCTAAGCTGAACCCACGCGAGCACCAGCGAACAAATCGTTAATCGTGCCTGTATTCTGACCAGACAGCTGCGTTCTAACAGCTAAGTTTGTATTAGCCATATTTGTAGCTGCACCAACGCCTGTGGCATAAGCACTGTTAATATTACCTAACATAGCTTGACCTTGTCCCAAACCTAAACCAAGGAAAGCCATTTTCTCTTGGTTTGCAGCGTTATCAGCATTGGTTCTAATAGCTGCACGAGCAGTAGCATTTTGGAAGCCTAGATTTCTATCCGCTGCAATTGCTGT